CCTGCCATTTTGTTTTGCCAATCCAAACAGGCTTGCATACGTTCCTTAGTGTATTTAAGGTCTTCAAAGTAATACTTATCGTATTCCTGAGAACCGAAGAAACAACCTGTTGTATTAGGTAAATTAGCTTCTGCCTTTGCTAGTTTTATTTTTGGATCGTCTTCAGATAAAATGTTGTCAATTTCTTCAACTAACTCTTTTATCTGTTCATCACTAACATAATGACGATCACAGTTATCGTTACCGCCCTGCACGTTTTCAACAAACCAGTTGTGGATACAATTAACCTTTCTCCAATAAGCAATAGGAATATTAACTGAATAATAATTCCAGTTAGTAAATTCCATTGGAGCGTCTTCAAAGCCAATAGACTCAAGAGTAGCTTCAAAGCTAGGGTCAAGAGCAACTTTAGTTTTATCAAGACTTCTTTCAGTAAAAGCTCTTGTTGAAAAAGTTCCCTCGAAGTACATATCTAAACCCATTAGTTGCCCTCCTTTGCGTTTAAGTACTTAATAACTTCAGTTAGATTAGTTGCTATTGCTTTTATATTTTCTCCCAATTCCATAGTTAACTCAGCTTGTGACTTGTTTAACTCTTGTTGGGAAGTTGCAGATTCAACAATACCTTGTGCTAAATCTGAGATGGCCTTTTCAATAATCGAAATTTTCTTATCGAATACTGTTAGAGCTTGTAAGACTTTTTGAAAGTCTCTATCGTTTTGAGTCATAAATTTAGGATAAGTGAACTCTTTTAAATATTAACACACAAATAACGCCATTGGCAAGCCTGTATGGTATAGTTAAGATGTCAACACATAAATAATTATGAGTCTCATTAAGTCTTATATACTTTCAATCGAAGAAATGGGCTTTGACCCATTCAACCTTGATAAATTGTCCTCTGAAGAGTGGGATAACCTACTAACTAAAGCCTTGAAGTCAGATAAAAAGCTCTATGAGACTTTAATTCTGACTAGATGTAAATTAAGTTTAAAATTTACTGATTGTGATTTAACTGATACTGAAGAACTTTTTTAAAAAAAGGGATTAATTAAAATCCCTCTGGTTTATTTAGTTTAGTTCGATTAAAAGTCCGTACCTTTTTCTTAGGTCGGACTCTTTTTCTTTTCATTGGTTCGTAACCCTGAACTAACATTCTAGGGTTAGGTATCATTTGATGAATCATTTTCATTTACTTAAATCCTCTTTTCTTAGTTTTGTAATACCTAAAACATAGCTCGAAGCTATGAAGCATCTCATTTTGAAAGACGCATAGTTGAGTCTCCAAGTTATGCTGTTCATCAAGTATGTCCTCATATCTCTGAAGAAAATGTGCTTTTAATTCAGAAACTTGACATAATTTTCTTTGGATCGTAGCTAACTCATCAAATAAATCTTTATCGTTGGTAATAACCCGATCAGATAAATTGGACATTTTAGCTAAATCTTTTTGAGCCTGAATCATTTCAGGATCGGTTGCTTTGTAATTTTCCATAATTAATAAAAAAAAAAGAGGAGCTATTGCTCCCCTATTACCATATCTACAGCTTTACTTGAAGCTGCTAACGATTTGAAAAGGATTTTTGGATCGCTTTTCAGCATTGGACACCATGCCTCCAAATATGCAGCATGATTTTTTGTATCAAGATTTGAAATCTCAAGACGGCTGCATAGGAGGTACGCTCCCAGTTCTGCAACCAACTCCTCCTGACTATAATTCAAGTCTTTTCTATCAAGTCTTGATTTATGGCCTGTTGAATGAATACATTCGTGAGCAAAAGTCGATAAATAACTTTCGTCATTTTTAAAGTTATACCTTTTTGGAATAACGATTTCGTCAGTTGTTGGTCGATAGTATGCTCTATCACCTCCTTTGATAACAGCCTTAACTTGATGCTCCCATTGGAATAAACGATCATGGGCTTGCTTTACCCGTTCGTCTAAAGGTCTAGGTGCAGAAGTTAAGACAGCCTTATCAATTAGCTCCTGAAGTCGTTTTTCAGACTGCTCGTCAACTCCTCTTACATCTTGGACATTGAACACTGGAACGCATTTGTAACTCATGTAAGAGCCGAATTGAACCTGTCCGTTTTCGTCTTTTTCTTTGAGTTCAAAGGACCTCTGTAAAGGTTGCATAATTCGTGCTGAACGTGACCCTTTTTTAGGGAGGCAGCCAATCGACTTGGCCTGACCTCCTCCAATAAATAACGGAAGATGCCAGCCCCTAACCGCAGAAGATATACAGAGTAAAGCAGGATTTGAACCCTGATAAGTTTTCCCTGTTAATAAATTCCTGAAGCCACCCTTAACTGTCCAATCTTTTCGCCATACTGGAACGCCATCTTCTAAAGCCCTGATTAACTCATTCACAATAAGTTCTTCAGGCTTTATATAGGATTTTTTGCCATTCATTCGGCCATTCATAACAGTCATAATTTTTTAGGATAAATGAAAAATTTTTACAGGAAAAAAGGGGAAATTATCCCCTAATTTTTAAAATTCGTCTAACGTCTTTTCTGGCCGCTTCGACTTGTTTTGTGGAAAATTCCAGAGCTTCAAAATCTGCTATTTCTGAATAAAACTCAGCTTTTTCTTCATCTTCTGAAGTAATAGAACAAATTAAGGCAGCAACTAATCGCTGCCTATATTTTGGAACTCTTTGCTCCTTATAAAATTCTTCAGGAGTCATTTTTTTAAGCTCCCAATAAATTGTCTAGAAAAGATTGCTCAACAGTTTTGGCTTTTACACCTTCTAACCATTGGGTAATATGTTTTGAAGTTGTACGACTCCAAGATTGATTGGTTCGTACATATTCATAATTTTCTAATCTGGCTGCAACTGGTGTTTCATACGACATGAAAACCTGAACGCCATTTTTAAGAGTTAGGAGCGTTTTATTCGCTCCGAGTTGTTTTAGTTTCATTTGTTTAGTTGCTGTAAAGTTGAGTAATAATTTTGAGTGAGATTATCCAAGCTCTGGTAAATACCAAAGCCTGAATAAATCACACAACCAAAAAGAATAAAATAAGAAATTAATTTAATCTTCATTTTTTGAAAGCTCCTGAAATTCTGGGTCGTAAGTGATTTCTACTTTTGGGAATAGATCGAAGGTTGCCCCCCAATCTATCCCTGCAAAGTAAATGTCAAATTCAGTTTCAGACATTAGAAGAACCTCCCAAGAATTGAAAGAATCCAATTTCTTTTTTTAATTACTTTGAAACTTGCAGGGATAGTAATTGCTCCTGATTCCCTTTTTGCAGGTTTTAAAACTGTGAACTTTGGAAGCTCAACAGCCTTTACAACTTCAACTCTATGAAAATAGGGTTGTCTCTGGTTCAGTGTTTGACACACTGCAAGAGCTTGCTGCTGTGTTCTACGCTCTGCAACTAGATTCCATTTAGGAGATTTAGTGCTGTAGTCAATTCCGTTGAATTGGGTTACTTGATAAGCGAAAGTCATAATTTAAAAATTAACTTTTGGATAAGTGAACAGTAAGTAAAAGTGAATACCTTTTACTTGTAGGCTGTGCTAGTTCGTGAAGTAATCTGTGGAGGGAAAAGGAAAGCTAGTCCGAAGATCTAAGCTCCTGTTGTTCCCGTTATTTTCGTGAGTGCTACAGCCTAGAAGTAAAGGGTAAAATCTATTTCTAACGCCGATTGTCCGTAAGCTCGAAAACTTATCCGCAGAAGGTTCGAGGTCTGGGGCGGTTCCACTGGTCGGTGGTCGTTCTGTTCGGTGGGTGATTCCTAAGACCCTCCTACTCGCTAGCATATAATTTAATCTTATACATAAATATTACTACATACTTCTGCAATAGTGCAAGCATTATGTTTACATTTTGTTGTAATTATTACTCCCTCCAGAATCGCTTCAGGCAGGCCAAATTTCTTCAGGTACTATAGCATCACTTTGCCAGCAGAAGGGTGTTGTAGGTCCTCCTAGCTACCTTAGAGCGTATCTGGGGGGTGTGTTGCAGATTGCTAGCTGCTGTAGAGTAAGGCGGGTACCTTCAATACATATTGCTAATCTTCGTTACTAATAAAGATGTACTACTTTGTTTCTACTTTTATTGATAGTTCAGGTGCTTGAATATTAACTGTCTCTACCGACTCTCCGATTACTTTGCCTAATGAATCTAATATTTGTGCTGCTGTCTGTAATTGACCTTTTGAAACTGCTTTATTAAATAATCTCACTCTCATTGCTTGAAGTCTTGGAAGCATATTTTCTCTATCTTTTTCCCAATCTTCGTTATTCCATTGCTTTACTCGACTCCAATCGCTCCAAGCGGAAGTTTCTGCAATGCCTTCAATCTTTGCGTGTTCAAGAACTAGCTGTCTTGTAGTTTTACCCTCGAGTTGACGAGAATATAATCTTTGACTTCTAGCTTGGATATGCTCTTTTGTATTGCAAGCAAATTTAGAACGTCTTTTTCTTTTTTCTTGTTGTTGTTTCTGTTCTTCTGGGATAAAACCAGACATAAAAGATTCAGCCACGGACTCAATCAGATAAGGTATTAATTGAATGATAACCTAGAAAATGTAAATTAGGCTATAAAAGGGGGGTAATAGTTGAAAAATTTGTTATTTTTTAGTGTATGCCTGTAAAAACCGCACCAGAAATCAGTTTAAGATATGCCCAGGGTCAAGTTTTTAACTCCGAAAAACGATTTCGTGTTCTTGTAGCTGGTAGAAGATTTGGAAAATCATATCTTTCTTGTATTGAATTGATTCGTGGAGCGATAAATAGACCAGGGGAGACATATTTTTACTGTGCACCTACATATCGCATGGCAAAAGACATTGCGTGGAAAGAATTAAAGAGATTAGTGCCAAAGATCTGGATAAAAAGCAAAAATGAGACAGATTTGCGGATTGAATTAATTAATGGATCAACTATTGAGTTGAAAGGAACAGAAAATGCGATGGCATTGAGAGGAAGAAGTCTTTCGGGGGTGGTATTGGATGAAGCAGCGTTTATGGATCAAGATGTATGGGCGGAGGTCATTAGACCTGCTTTGGCTGATAAACAGGGGTGGGCGTTGTTTATTAGTACACCTGATGGAACTGCAAGCTGGTTTTATGATATGTGGTGTTATTGCGGAGAAACCGAAAGAGATGATTGGCAGAGATGGAGTTTTACTACAATTGAAGGGGGTAATGTCGCTCCAGAAGAAGTTGAAGCAGCTAGAGGTCAATTAGATGGGAGAACATTTAGGCAAGAATTTGAAGCTAGTTTTGAAAATCTTACTGGT